GTAGAAAAATTTGGAGAAACAGCTTCAAAGGAAACTACACAAGAGAAGAAGCAAAGCCTCTTATTCTAGCTAGAAGGAAGTGTAACGACTATCCCGAAAGGGAGTAGAACCAAGCGGTTCGAAGCGGTGCCTCTCTAGAAATAGAGAATGAGATAGTCTACTCTCATAGGCGACTATGAGCAGGGTTTTATCCCGGGCTAGGATTAGCGACCCTAGCTGAATACAAGGTATGGAGCAGGCGACGCCAAGATTGGTGAGATCGTTGGTGGATCTTCGGCTGACGGTAAGCGACTAAAGGAAAAGTTCTTTCAGTCTTTGCCTGCTATTAAGCAACTTCGGCAAGATATTGAAAGGACTCTCATTACATCCTCTGAATGGGTCGGAGGTGTCAATAAAGTAACTTGGAGGAAACGTGCTCACCCTGATAACAGTAATCTTAGTATTACTCACAGTATTCTTGGGCTTGATCGCAGGGTTGTTTATGTGCGAAGCCCTCACTCGGCTCTGAATACCCTGTTGCAATCTGCAGGTGCCCTTATCTGCAAGAAATGGGTATGCCTTGTTGAGGAGAACATGCGTAAAGCTGGGTACAAGCACGGTTGGGATGGTGATTTTGCCATGATGGCGTGGATCCATGATGAGTGTCAAATTGCCTGTCGCACAAAGGAAATCGCAGAGGACTGCGTAAGGATTGCACAGGAATCCATGAGGCAGACTCAGAAGTTCTTTAATTTTAACTGTCAGTTGGACACCGAGGGTAAGATTGGTGCCAATTGGTTCGACTGTCATTGAGGAGTTGTTATGATTCGTAGACCTATGACTGATGAAGAGATTGAAAGGGTTTTTAAGAAGAATGAATCTAAGGAGGTAATGGCTTTGTGTAAGAACCCCAAAAAGAGTGTTGTTGACATTAAGTGGCTCTATAAGACGGATCCCGTTTATGGGTTCGCAGGTGGTGCCGAAGTTCGATTGAACGGTAAACTGCTTTTTAAGCACATTCCAAATCCCTGTAAACTCTATGAAGACTGGACTGACAAAGAAATCTTTTATGAGATTCTTGAACGTCTTGGTTATGAAGTTGATTGGGAAGAAGAGAGTGTTTACTATGAGGGACCTCAGAAAGAAAATGAATAAGTATCTTAGTTTTCTTAAGTATATTGACCAGAACAATCCGAAATTTCAGGCGGACTTCTGTCGTGAGAATGCAAAGCTGATTGCCGAGGCGGCCTCTAGGGGCCACATTACTTGCCTTAATTACTATAGTGAGGCCACTAATTATTGGAAGCTCACTTGTAAGGCATATGCTATTCTTAAGGCTTGTGAATAATGAGATATGCTTTTGTAGACGGTGATATCCTAGCCTTTAAGACATCCTCTGCTGTCCAGAAGGATATCGACTGGGGTGATGGTCTTTGGACTTGTCATGCCGAAGTAGATGATGCATGGGATTACTTTACCGACATGCTCATTGCTATTGATGAGAAGCTGAATAAGCATTTTGGTGGTGAAGAGATTACCTATGTATTCTGTTTCTCCGATGAGGATAACTTTAGGAAATCCTACAATCCTGACTATAAGTCCAATAGGCGATCTAATCGTAAACCTTGTTGTTACAAAGGTCTTGTAGACAAGATTAAAGAAACATACACTTCTTATACAGTCAAGTACCTTGAAGCTGATGATGTTGTGGGTATCTACTGCACGAGTCCTGTCTATAAAGATATTTGTGTCGCAGTGTCTATGGACAAGGATTTCAAGACAATCCCCGGTTACTTCTATGATTTCGGCAATGATGTCCTGCATAACATCACTGAGAAGGAATCAAAGAAATGGCTGTGCTACCAGACACTAGTAGGGGACGTAACAGACGGCTATAAGGGGTGTCCAACTTATGGCCCTGTGAAAGCCAATAAGCTCCTTAATGGGCACCCTGATTCTGAATGGTGGCCCGAGGTTTTGAAAGCCTTCAAGTCTCAGGGTCTTACTGAAGAGGATGCCATTAGAGAGGCAACAATGGCTAGAATCTTGCACTATGAAGATTACCCTTTAAGTGAATCTGAGGGTCTACCTAAGAAGTACAATCCCTTTTAATCAATACTAATACCCCTAGGGCTATTTTTAATTAAATCAATAGTCCTAGGTAGGAGGAAGACATGAACAAAGAAGTAGAAGAAAACAACGTTGTTGAGGAAGAAGAGTTTCCTTATGTTCCTAAGGATCTCATTGAGAAACTTGAGGATGTCTTTGACATTCGAAAGATGATTTGGTATGAAAAGAGTAATGAGACTCTTCTAGGCATTCAACAGGTTGTTACCTACCTTAGGCATAAACACGATAAACAGAATGGAGATAATTAATGGGTGGACTCTTTAGTAAACCTAAGGTTCCCGATGTTAAGGTTCAGGCTCCTGCCATTGAGCAACCTGTGCTCGAACCTGAGGCTCCTGAAATGGGTGCTGAAGAAACTGCAGAACACAAGAAGAACAAGGGCAAGAAGGCTCTGAGGATTGACTATGTGGGTTCTGGAAGAGGGACTAACAACCCTAAGTAACGTATCTAGGATTGGTGTCTTACAACCTAATGATGGAGACATCCTAGAACAGATCATCGACAAGGGTGCGAAGATCATCAAAGATGACCCTGACTCCCTCCCTTTCATTAAGAAATATGCTGACGTAAAGGTAGTACGTAGGTTTCTTAAGGGTGTCATTAGTGGTGAATTTGAAGACTTCATCATCCTTGTTTTCTATAACAAAGAAAATGCTCTCTCGGGTGCATCCCTAGTGTCTAGGGGGAGACCTTGGTATGCACCTGAGGGAGTAACTTTTCTAAATGAAGAGTGTTCTGTAGCTTTCCAAAAGGGTCTAGGTTTGTCTAGAGCAATGGCTTATGTGCTTGAAAAGAGCGCAGGTATTGACGTAAAGCTCCTAGCCTTCTCTAATGCCAACACGCTCAACAACAAGATGTTGGAAAACACCTTTGAGAAACACTTGGGTTACTCTTCATACAAAACTTTTTACAAGGAAATTTAATGGGATTTTTTAGTAAGGTCACTAAGCCTTTCAAGAAGGTTGTCCATAAGATTACGGGTAGAGGCAATAGTGGTCAGAGTGCCCCTGAGGCTCCTACGCCTGCTCCTGAGCTTGATCTCACGAACCCTGAGGGTGAAGCTGAGAAGAAGGAAGAAACTGAGAAGGTTCAGCTCCGTAAGGGCAAGAAGGGACTTAGAATCAAGAAGGCGGGGAATGCTGAGGTGTCTGCAGGTGCAGGCCGTAACCTTGTCTAACATGAGGGATATGTGGTATGGCTAGTGCTGAACATCAGGCAGGCAATATCCCTCTTGAAGGAGCTAAGACGACCTATGACAAACTCACGACAGACAGAGACCCATACACTCAGAGAGCAGAAAAGTGTGCGACCTACACGATCCCTATGCTCTTTCCTAAGGAGTCTGATGATGGTGGTACTAACTATTCCACTCCTTACAATTCTGTGGGTGCTAGGGGTCTTAATAATCTTGCCTCTAAACTTCTTCTTTCTCTGTTGCCTCCTAATCAACCTTTCTTTAGACTGGGGTTGGACTCGGAGTCTACGGTAGCTCTTAATGAGTCTGCTGATGACCAGCTGAAGGACAATATCGAATACGGTTTGTCCATGATGGAACAACAGATGATTAAGTATATGGAGTCTCAGTCTCTTAGACCGACTCTGTTTGAAGCTATTAAGCAACTTATCATTGCAGGCAATGCACTTCTGTTCCTGCCTCCTGCTGAAGGTGGTATGAGGTGCTACACTCTTCGTGAGTACACTGTTCAGAGAGACACTATTGGTAATGTCCTTCAGATTGTTGCTAAGGACACTGTTTCCCGTGGTAGTCTTCCTGATTCCATGCAGTCTGTTCTCCCTGATTCTGGTGAACCGACTATCAACGAAAAGGTCGACATCTATACTCACATTTACCGAGTAGCTAGTGGCGACACCTATCAGTGGGAATCCTATCAGGAGATTGAAGGTGAGCCTGTCGCAGGTAGTGAGCAGACTTATCCTGCAAACAAGAGTCCTTGGATTCCCCTTAGATTCAACAAGAAGGACGGTGAGCACTACGGTAGATCTTTTGTTGAGGATTACCTAGGCGACCTTGTCTCTCTTGAGAACCTTTCTAAGAGCATTGTGGATATCTCCATGATTGCCTCTAAGGTTCTCTACCTCGTGTCTCCTTCTTGTCAGACCAACATCAGGGCTTTGGCTAAGGCGGCGAACGGTGCTTTTGTTAGGGGTCGTATGGAGGACGTTGTTCCAATGCAACTTAATAAGAGCATGGATATGCAGACGGTACTCACTACTGCTCAACAGATTGAGTCTCGTTTGTCTTATGCGTTCCTCTTGAACTCTGCAGTCCAGAGTGGTGCTATGGGTAGAGACAGAGTTACCGCGGAAGAGATTAGGTACGTTGCGGGTGAGCTAGAGGATACCCTAGGGGGTGTCTATTCTCTCCTGTCTCAGGAGCTACAGCTTCCTCTTGTTGCCTGTGTCTACAACCAGATGCAATCTCAGGGTCTGCTCCCTGTGGTTGACGAGAGTATTGCAGAGATTGAACCCTCCATCATCACGGGTATTGATGCTCTTGGTCGAGGACAGGATCTTAACAATCTAGCTCAGGCTTTGCAGTTGATGCAACAGTTCCCTGAGTTTCTACAGGCTCTCAACGTTGGTAATCTTGCTACTAGGATTTTTGCGGCGGCTCATATTGATGCTACGGGTCTAGTGAAGACTCCTGAAGAACTTCAGGCAGAACAACAGGCCGCTATGGAACAATATGCCCAGCAACAGGGTATTGACGCAGGTGCACAGATGGCTGTCAATGAAGCACAGCTAGAACACTAGCACAGCAGGCACCTGAATAACTAAAGGATAACTAATGACTGACTTTAATGAGCCTCAGTCTCTCACTGAGGAGGCTGAAGCACAGGGTATCGAGATCATTGAGTCTTCTACGACTCAGGTTGAGGTTGACCCTGATATTGGAGACCCCCTTCTTCAGAACGAAAAGTCGGGGGAAGAACATAATGAAGAACAAGCTAATGGAACTGAAGGCCACGCTGATGATGTGGCTGTTCATGATCGAAATGAAGATCAAGAGAATCTTCAGGAAGAAGTAGACAAGCACGAAAAGGCTATTGATGCCGTGAAGACCTCCCTTAAGGAAAAGGGTGTTGACTTCAATAAGGCTGTCCGAGAATATCAGGAGAATGGTAAGCTCTCTGATGAAACCGTTGCTGAACTTGAGAAGGCAGGTTATCCTTCTGAGGTTATCGAGGGTTTCATTGAGAGTCGAAAGGCTCTTGAATCTCGCTTCACTGAAGCTGTTTATGATTCCGTAGGGGGTACTAAGGAATACAATCGTATTGTCGATTGGGCATCCAAGAATCTCCCTCAGAAGACGATTGACTCCTTTAATAGGGCAATCGACAACAATAATCTTGAAGCTGTCTCCCTCATGCTTGAAGGCATGAAGTCTAAGATGGTTTCCAAGATGGGTACCGCTAATAAGTCTATTCATGGTGGTACGGCCACTCCTGTGAATCGTCCTAAGGGGTTTGCAAACAAATCTGAAGTGATCGAGGCTATGAGCGATAAGCGCTATGGCAGGGATCCTGAATACACCCGACAGGTCGAACAGAGAATGTGGGCCACTAGTGTCTAATTTTATTCAATAACAACAATCTTATAATTTTTCAAAAGGAAAATAATTAAAAATGGCTGCTCTTGCTGCTACTGGTATTTCTAATCCTGGTCAGGCTCTCTCTGCGGGCGATCGTGATGCACTCTTTATGAAGGTCTTCACGGGTGAAGTTCTGACTGCTTTCTCCCGCACCTCCGTTATGATGTCTCGTCATCAGGTTCGAACGATCTCGCATGGTAAGAGTGCTTCGTTCGCTATCATGGGCCGTACCCGTGCTAAGTATCTTGCTCCGGGTAACTCCCTTGATGACCAGCGTAAGAAGATGGAACACAATGAACGTGTCATTGCTATCGACGGTCTCCTTACGGCTGACTGCCTTATCACGGATATCGACGATGCGATGAACCATTACGACGTTCGAGTCGAATACTCCCGTCAGCTCGGCGAAGCTCTCGCTATGGGTGCTGACTGTGCTATTATCAATGAACTTGCCAATGAGGCCGCTAAGGACGCTACGTTCAAGGACGGTAATATTCCCGACAATGGTACGGGCGCTGACAAGGTTCTCGGTACGGGTAAGGCTTTTGAGTTCGTTACGGGTCTTGAAATTACGCAGGAAGCCGAGTATGGCAATAAGATCCTTGAGGGTCTCCTTGCGGCTCGTGCTCAGATGACGAAGAACTACGTCCCGCAGGGTGACCGCTATTGCCTTCTGACGCCTGAAGGTTACTCTGCTGTGATGAAGGCTCTCATGCCCGATGCCGCTAACTACCATGCTCTCTTTGATCCGAACACGGGCAAGCTCCAGACGATTTGCGGCTTTGAAGTCATTGAAGTTCCGCACCTCCTGAATGACGGCATTGATGGCAAGCATGCTCTCAACGCTAAGATTAAGACTGCGGGTCTTCAGGGTATCGTGTTCCACCGCTCCGCTGTTGGTACGGTTAAGCTGAAGGATCTTGCTATGGAACGGGCTCGTCGTGCTGAGTATCAGGCGGACCAGATCATTGCCAAGTACGCGATAAACTAACCTGTCGCGTAATCTTTTCTAAATAACGGGAAACTCTTTTTAGACAACCCGATTGAAGCCAAATGACTCATAAACAGTATAGGTGTATACAAAGATGAGTAACTATAATGAAACTCTAAATAAATATGTTGCTGGTTTCGTAGACGCTGACGGAACTATTGCTTTCCATTTTAACAAAACTGTAGACGGATTCTTTCGCATAGGTCTCCAGTTTGGCATTACTCAGATTGATAATCGAGGTAGAGGTTTTAAACTTCTACAATTCCTAAGAGACTCTTACGATGTCGGTAGTATCACTGACGTAAAAGACAAGAATCAAAAATACTGGAAAGTATCAGGTAAGAACGACTTAGAAAAGTTCTTACCACACATCATCAAACACATGGTGATTAAAGGAAAGCATTTCCAAAGAATGCTTGATAAACGTAGAGAACTTTCTGGAGTTAATCTCACCCAAGAGCAGGTGGATGAGCTTAGGAAGTTTGCTAAAGAATCTAGAGCTGATACAGGCCCAACTAGATACAAGAAGAATGCCAGTCCTGCATGGTTAGCAGGATATATTGATGGTGATGGATATCTTAGGTGTTCAGATAGAGAACACTGGCTTAAGATCCATGTACAAAAATCTGATGTTTGTTCTGTAGAACTAATTCAAAGCACGTATGGTGGTAAGATCTACAAGACAACAAAAGAAAATATTAAAGAGTTTAAATTAAACTTTGGTGCATCGTTCTACGGAACTGCTACTAAAGTATTAAAGGCAATCATCCCGCATCTTAGACTTAAAAGACATGATGCTGAGATGATCCTTTATTGGCACAAGCAACGACTAAATGAAAAGAACCCTACGGGGTAAGCGATAGTCTAGCGGACAAGTATGTCCGTTTGGGGTCACGGCGGTCTTCGTCCTGAAGCCGTTGGTATCTTTGTTAAGGCCGCTCAGGAAGAATAATAGATGACCATTGAAGAAGTAAAGAAGGCTTACGAGACTACTTACTTCTGTCAGGTGCACAAGTGGGGGTATCAGCTTACCCCCGAGGAGGCTCAGAAACTGGGTCTCCTTAGTGCAACTGCAAAGCCTGTTAAGCCTCGAAGAACCGTCGAAAAGAATAACAACAAGGAAGAATAATGATTGTCACTCCTAGCACTGAACTTGATGCAGTGAATGAAATTTTGTCATCCGTAGGCTCTAGTCCTGTTAATTCTCTTGAGGATGATGCTAATGTGGATGTTCTGAATGCTGTAAGAATCCTTAAGGCTGTCAGTCAAGAGATCCAGTCTAGGGGTTACAGCTTTAACACTCTCACCAGTGTTACCTTGAAGCCTGACTCTTTTACTAACAAAGTTGCTTACGGTAGAGACTTCCTTAGGGCTGTCTCTACTAGCTATAAGTTCGTAAGCAGAGGAGGCTATTTTTATGATCTTGATTCAGGGGCTCTAGAGTTCCCTGAAGGCATTACTCTGGATGAACTTGTCAGGGAACTTCCTTTTGAGGAGCTTCCTCAGGTATTCAGAAAGTATATTACTGTTAGAGCCAGTAGAGTCTTTCAGATGAGGTACCTTACCTCTGCTGATATTGATGCACATCTTCAATTGGAAGAGAGTGCGGCTTATGCAGACATTGTAGACTATGAACTTACGGATGGTAATTACAACATCCTCAATGATGACCAGTTCATTAGTCAGCAGACTCAGAGGAGCTAAGCATGCCTCTAGTATCTCAAAGCATTCATTCATTTAAGGGTGGTGTCTCTCAACAACCTGACATCATCAGGTTTCCCGATCAGGTGACTGAGCTTGTCAATGGGTTCCCTAATGAAGTTGAGGGTCTCCAAAAGAGACCTCCGACTCTTGCAATCAAACGTTTGTCTGACCGTGTTGATGCTACAAAGAAGAAGTATCATGTAATCAATAGAGACGAGCAGGAAAAGTACATTCTTCAGATGGGATCTGGGGAATACCAAATCTTTGACCTTAATGGTGTGTCTAAGACTTGTAATTTTGAAGATGACGAGTCAAAAAAGTACATCACCACTAGTGACCCTAAGGGCAAACTAAAGGCAGTTACTGTTGCTGACTACACCTTTGTCTTGAACACTGAGAAGGAGGTCGGTGCCGTAGAAGGTACGTCTCCATCGGGTAAAAAGGACACTGCTCTAGTGTACATCAAGAATGCCCAGTATGCTAAGACCTACGCCATTTATATAGATGGTGAATATATGTGTGGCGTTATTACCCCTGATGGTGGTGAAGCTAAGCAAGCTGTTCAGACTACTACTGCCTTTATTGCAAGAGCATTGTATGCACTTCTTAATACTGGTAAGAAACCTGACGGCGGTAACCCTGACATAGGGGGTACCTATGATGCCCTATTGAATCAGGTTGGTGGTAGAGCCTCTATGGGTTACTCTAGGTCTAGTGCGAGTATGAGTTCCTATGCTGTAGGCCTCGTTGGTGACTCTGTTATTACGATCCAAGCTAGGTCTGGTTGGGATCCTCCTAACGTCCTCGTTAAGGATGGCTTTGGTAACCAGAACGCTATTGCCTACATGGGTAAGGTTACGGCTGTTAATAAGCTCCCTCCGATTGCGCCTGAGGATTACATCATGCAGGTGTCTGGGGAAAAGAATTCCGAAGATGATGACTTCTATGTAAAGTGGGATGACAAACATAAGGTGTGGAAGGAAACTGTTGCACCTAGGATTCCCACTATGATCAACCCTAAGAATATGCCTCATGCTATTGTCAGGCAGGAGGATGGAAGTTTTCTTCTTAAGAAGCTCCCGTGGGTTGATAGAGGTGCAGGTAATGAAGACACTAATCCTGATCCTTCCTTTATTGGTAGGAAGATCAATGACATATTCTTCTACCGTAATCGCCTAGGGGTAATATCGGATGAATCCATTATCCTTAGTGCAACCAATGACTTCTTTAATTTCTGGTTTAAGTCCTCTGCGGCTATTGCGGATACTGACCCTATTGACGTTTCTGTTTCCTCGAATAAGGTTGCAATTCTGACTCATGCTGTTCCCTTTGCCAGAGAGCTTATGTTGTTCTCTCGTGAAGGCCAGTTTGTCTTGTCTAGTGATGGTGTCATGACTCCTAAGAGTGTCAAGTGTGACCAAATCACTAACTTCGACTATGACACGAACGTCCAACCTATCTCTATTGGCCCTTCGATCTTCTTCGTGAACGATCGTGTAAACTACTGTTCTATGATGCGCTACTACTCCTTGCAGGACGTAGCTGACCTAAAGGATGCTGAAGACGTAGCCGCACATGTGCCTACGTACATCCCTAAGGGCATCACTAGACTCTCTGGGAACACCACGGAGAATGTAGTTACGGCTATCTCTTCTACTACCCCTAATATCGTATACTGTTATAAATTTATTCTTGTTAACGCCACTAGTGAACAACAGGCTTGGTTCAAGTGGGAATTTGCAAACAAGAATTCTGAGGTTCTCCTAGCGGAGTTTGTTGACTCAGAGATTTATCTTCTTATCAACTCTCCGAATGGTCTGTATCTAGAGAAAGCCTTGCTGACAGGTAATGCCGTTGACTTCTCTGATGAGCCTACTAGGCTCTTTATGGACCGTAAGAAGAAGTACACGATTCCTCAGTCAAACAATTACAGTGACTATGAGGATTACACTGAGGTGTCTCTTATGGACATCTACGGTGCTATCCCGTCTACTAAGGATCATAAGTATTTCATTGTCACTAAAGACGGTTACGTTACTGAGGTTGCTGACTGGGATTCCAATGGTGTCTTTAGACTCCAAGGGGACATGAGGGGTGTTGAGGTGTTTGTGGGTCTTACCTACAAATTCTGTGTAACTCTCTCTAAGCAGGCCATTAAGAGGAATACGGATACTGGGGGTGTTATCTCCGAGATTGAAGGTAGACTACAGCTTAGGTACTTCTGGTTTAACTATAGTAACTCTGGTGTATTCGAATGCAAGGTTGATAACGACCTTAAGGAAAAGCACTTTAAGTACAGGTTTACTGGTAGGAACCTTGGTGAATCTCCGACTATCTTGGGTGCAAACAAGGTTTACACGGGTAAGTTTAAGTTCCCGATCCAAGACAATAATGATGAAGTAGTCATTACTGTATGCTCCGATAACGTCCAACCTGTTAACCTTATTTCTGGTGGTTGGGAAGGTCTTTACATTAGAAGGAATAGTAGCGTATGAAGTTGAAACCCTTAACTCCTGAGCAGAACAATTTGCTTTGCGACATTGCAATCCATGCTATGGAGAGTTGTGTCTGTAATGAGGTTGAGATCCCCATTGAACATTTTGTTTATGAAGGGGTGTATTACAGAACCTGTTTTATCCCTAAGGATGTAGCTATTATTGGAGCTTACATCCAGATCCCTACTACTGTAATTGTCAGTGGGGATTGTTATGTTACCCTAGGGAATACTGTAGGGAGGCTTAAGGGTTACAACGTCATTAAGGCTGAGAGTGGTCGTAGGCAAGCTTTTAGGGCACTTGAAGACACGCACATTACGATGTGCTTTAGGACTGATAAGGTTGACCTAAGGGAATGTGAGAAAGAGTTTACTCCAGAGTGGATGCTATTAACAACTAATAGAAAGGAATTGATTAAAGAATGAGTGGTGTCGTAATCGGTGTTGGTGCCGCTGTTGGTGCAGTAGTTGGTGGTGGTAGTTCTTTGTACAGTGCTTCAAAGACTAATCGTAATCAGATTAAGGCTTTTAAGAAGCAGATGTATTACATGCAACTTAATTACAACTACAATCAAGCCGCTCTGAATAGACAAGAGCGATCCCTTTATGACTCTGCTGTAGGCAACCTTTTCAACATGTCGGTGAACGCTTTCCAAAATCAATCACAAGTTGAGGCGGCTCAGGCTGAATCGGGTGTGGAAGGGAGGACTCAAGATAAACTTGGGCAGGTTATTAGAGGTACAAATCTTAGACAGCAGACTGCTCTAAAGGAAGCCTATGAGGTTGATGTGTGGAACGTTAGGTCTCAAAAGGAGGCTCTCTACATTGAGACTAAGAACGCTGTAGAGCAAGCTAGAGACAACCTATCTAATAGCTTTATTAAGGGCTCTAAACTGTATGCACAGCTCTTCCAGGGTGTTACTACAGGTGCCGCTTTGGGTGCCGCTACTGCAGGTATTGGTAGTGCCGTTGGTGGTGCTCTTGGAGGGGCTACTGCGACTCTTGCAACTGAAACCACCGCAACTGGAGCTTTGGGGGCGTCTGCAGGTATTGGGGGTGCAGGAGCTGTTAACACTTCCCTAGGTGCAGGCTTCCTGTCTTCTTATGGTGTTGCGGCTAATAGTGCAGTAGCTGGAGGAGTTACTACTGCCGCTTCTACGGGCCTGTCCTCAGGGGCACTGGCAGGTATTGGCGGGGCAGGTGCCCTTGCCTCTACTGGTATGAGCGGAGCGTCCTCTAGTGCGTCTATTGCATCCAATACTGGTGGTAACATTCTTGGTAACATAATGGCTAATTACCAACAGTATAAGCCCTATGTTGACTTCATTCAACAGTGGTCTAATTATTATAATTCTAATGTACTACCTAGAGAACGAGGAGGTTACTTTTACTAATGGCTTATAAGAATAGTGCAGGGGCTTCCTCTGCTAAGCAAGAGTTCTACAATTGGAGCTATTTTAGTCAGGGCATGGCTAAGCTAGGGGAGGCTAAGGGTGTTCAGGTTAACATTAAGGATCGCCTTAAGCCTCCTCAGGAAGAAGTTGATTGGCTGTCTACTGTTGCGGAAGGTTTTAAAAAGATTGGTACTGTAGCGGACGCCTATAAGGAAAAGGCTTTTAAGCAAGCTGATGAGTATCTGCGTACTCACTCCCTTGAGGAATACCAAGAGGCTGTTAAGAATAACAACATCCCCTTCCAGTATGATCCTGTTTCTATGTCTAGACTCAAGTACCAGCATGGTAAGTTGGCTTTCAGTCTTGCAGAACAGGACTTCCAAGATAGAGTAAACAGAAACGAATTTAATGGAAAGTCGCCTGAAGAGGTAGATGCGGCGTATTTCAACCATGTCAGAAAGGCAATGGAGGATGTTAGAGACTCCTTTGGTTACGACATTGATGAAGATTCTTGGTTCTCTAAAGGTTTCTATGCAAATAGTCCTGAAAGCAGACAGAAGATTTTGAAGCAGAACATTAAGTCTAACAACAAGTGGTCTGTTGAACAGGCTAAACTTGTTGACTTGGCTGATGTTAGAGGGGCTATTAACGACCTCTCTAAGAATGCTGACTATATTGTAGGGACTGTCCTTGATGTCTTTGATGGAGAAAAGAACCCTAAGCTGGCCCATTATTCCCCTGCGGATAAGGCAAGCATGGTTGCTGAGCTTATAGAGGACATTGCAGGTAGAGAAGACGGTGTCTATATCCTACAGCAATTGGAGAACTGGAAGCCTTACTTCCTTGACGGCAAGCTGACTGTAAGGGACATGATTGGAGCGGTTGCTTGGGACAAAGCTCTCAAGACCGCTAGTAATGCCGCATGGAAGGCTGATGCTGAAGCTTGGACTTATCAGGCTCTTAAGGTTGACAATTGGGTAGCTAATGGCGATACAGGTTCTATCGAGCAGGAGCTTGCTCTTGCACAGGACAGGGCAGGCGGTGTTGTAAGTGCTGAAGTAGAGTACCTTACTAGATCACTACAAAGTGCTAGGGATCAACAGAGAGCCTTGATTGCTAAGAACACAGCTAACTCAATTGATGCTCTTAAGGAAGAAGGTAGATCCCTCAATGCGAATTACTATATTGAGTCCATGCTTAGGGGTCTTCCGACTAATCCTGAGAATGTCGTAGGGACTACTAAAGAGCATATTGATAGAGAGTTCATGTTTGCTGTTCAGGATGGACGAATCACTGAAAATGACATCCTAGAGATGGCTTGTAATCCGACTGGGGGCTACAACCCTGCGTCTAGTTACCTTAGTAAGGTAGGTAACAATGTTGTTAGGGCTATTAAGGCTGACATTCTATCCCTTGAGAACTCTAATGCCGCTAGTATTGAAAAGCCTGCTTATCTTGATAAGATGTATAGCTTTTATGTGTCTAACCCTAAGCAGTTTGCTACAGCTTTTGGTGGTATGGGCTCCTATGATATGGACGTTCTCCTTGCAATGATGAACGCAAACCAACTTGGGATGACCTATAACCAATGTGTGAGTGCCCTCAAGCAACAGAAGAAGCTAGGCGAAACTAGGGAAGGTCGACAGGAGCAACAGAGGATCTACGACAATCTAGCCAAGGATGCTAAGGGAGATTTGTACTCTCAAAGCTACATGGTTAATAGGACTTATGCTTACATGAATGTTGGCATGTCTAGAAGGGACGCTATGGATAGATCCAGAGAGGATCTTGACAAAGAAACTATTTCTATTGATGACTCTAGGATCCCTGCAAAGCTCTTCATGATTAAAGGTGTCAGACCTGAGGCTACTAGGGATTGGTTTGAGGAAGAAGTAACCAATAAAATCAAAACCCTTAAGAAGGACGCAAAAGAAGGTGTCATTAAAGGGTACAATCCTATGACGGATTCTTTTGAAGTTGTTGACGCAGACACTAGGTCTCTACTGGCTAGATGGGATAGAAAGAGTATTCATGAGGGCTTTATGAAGTATATTGATGAACAATCTAGAACTAAGGTTGAGCCTCTTGGTGTTGTTGATAAGCTAGTCAGAAAGACTGTCCATAACGTCAAGGGTTATACAGAATACCTTAATAAGGAGAACTAATGCCTATCTTTCCCGATGCTTCTCCAGAAGATCTTGGGTGGAAAACCGTTAACCCCGGTCTTTATTTTACAGATAAGTTTGTCGTCGCTAGAGGTCTCACAGGTTCTGAAGAAAAGGAATACGAAGAAGCACATAAGAAGCCAAAGCCTGAAGTTGGTTTTGTAGGTGGCCTTACTAATGAGTGGGGCGCTGTAGAGATCAGAAAGGCTTACGGGTATGAGGAAGGTCTTGCTCAAAATACTTATGTCCCAACAGATGAAGAGCGTTGGGATGCTCTTAAGCAACTAGGTTATAATCTAGATAGGTATAGAGCAGTCCTCAAGGGAGCTTCCTCCAGTGAGGACTTTAAGAGTAACCTTGAAGTAATTAAAAGCGTACAGGAGTATAGAGATGCTCAGGGACAAGAAGGTCTTTGGAACAATCTTGTATCTGGTACTGGTGCTATGTTTGGTGATCCTCTTACCGCACTGCCTGTTTTTGGCTCTAGTAGCGCTATTGGTAGGATTGGATACGGCGCCGTAATGGGTGTTGCATCTGGACAGCTCAATAACTATTCCTCTGGTGATGACAATGATGCTCTTATGGATATGGCCACAGGTATGGCCTTTGGTGCATCCATTGAGGGTATCGCTAGAGCAACTAAGTTTAAGGATGATGCTACTAAGCTAGGGGATGCCTCTAGACGTGCCCGAATGTACTCTGAAAAGATTGCTTCGGGTGCTAAGGATGTCTTTAGGAAGACAGGTATCTCTGAGGCTATTGAGAAGACACAAGTTCATAAGGCATTCAACAGTGCCCTTGAGAAACTTGAGAAGAAACTTCCAACAATCACTGTTCAAGGTGCTATTGATAAAGTAAACACTACAGGTGTTGCTGGTCAAGCTCTTAGGAAAATATGGGCTAACCTAGGTAAGACTGAAAGAGGCGATCGTGCTACTCTTAAGCAATTCAATAATGCTGAGACTACTCGCACTGCTGAGGAGGCTAGGGACTTCTATAGAAAGGAAGGTGAACGAGACATTGACACTGTAGCAGACGACATTCTCAAGCTCCTTGATTCGACTAGAATGGACGCTGACGATCTCGATGAAATGATTCGTAGGCGTAGAGACGGTTATGTTACTGATCTTGACGGCAATGAGTTGTTTGAAGAAATCGTTGAGCGAATGGGCGCCTTCTATGGTAAGTGGGGCGACATGGCCCAAGCTAGGGGCATGATTGGTGAGGCGGATGCTATGAGGAAACTCAAGGAAACAGGGGATATCGAATATGGTAAGTCCTTGTCTAGATCCGCAGTGTCTAATGACAAGTTCGAAAGTCATTGGCTTAGTAAGAGCAGAGTGTCTGATTTCCTTAATACCTTTACAGGCTCCTATGAGGAGAAAGTAAAGAAGGCTAGAGCACGTGTCTATAAGCTCCTCCTTAGGACTCTTGAGGATCCTGAGTATACTAAGTTACTTAGAGCTAGGTATGAAGAAGAACTAGCGGCTAAAGCTAAGGATACTCCTGCTAAGGGCACTGATGTTAAGGTGTCTACCGATCAGGAGGACTTCAATGCTTGGGTTAAAAAGAAGGCTTGGGACGATTCCTTGGGTTATGTAGATCAAGCTGAGTCCATTAAAAAGGGTCTCATGAATAACCCTAAGGGTGAAGGTATGCCTCATAATTACCAACACGAAAGAACCCCTTGGAAGTTTACTATTAAGGACTCTGACGGATTCTCCGTTAGTAGACTTCAGACGAACATTGTTGAGACCATGAACGGGTACAATATGCGTATCTCGGGTGACATGGGGCTTAACGATGCCTTTGGTGTTAAGAGCTTTAAGGAGTTCTCTGACACCATGGATGCGAGATTGAGTGAGTACCTTAAGGAGACTACTGAGGACGATAGAGATCTTCAAGCTAAGGCTTTTAGAGCGTACCTCTCGGACTACTATGGTAGATCAGGAATGGATAACGAAGACGCTTCTTCTTGGGGTTCTGCGGCGGCAGATGCTCTTAGAAACTTCACATTATTCACTCATAATGCCTTTATGGGTGTCCTTAACCACTTTGAGATTGCTGAGGGTATTAAAGAGTTTGGTGCCTCCTTCTTCTTTAAGTCTATTCCTGGGATGCCTGATAAGATCAAGGATTGGTCTAAGGGAGGCATGACCAAGCAAGAACGCAATGAGTTCCGAGACATGGCTTTCGGTAAGGAAGTTAGAGTTAGAGGGGCTTGGTCGGAGATCTATGAGAGAAACATAGATAAATTTGGTGGGGATAGATACAAAGCTAGATTAGTTGCGGGAACTCAGTGGTTGGCTACTAACTCTCCATTTACCAAGTATCTTAATAAATCCCAAGAAACCATTGTGTCTACAGCTCAAGACCTCTTTATTGGGCAGTTTACTAGGCATGTTCATGGTGCTAAAGGTAGGGTAGCCTTCTTAGATAGTAAAACCCTTAATAGACTCAATATCAACCCTAAGGACTTTGCTGATTTCGCTAGGGCTTTTAAGGATGCTACTGAGGTCGACAAGTGGGGTAGAATCAGAGTAAAGCCTGATGTATATGACTCTCTCATTGCAAATGATGTAAAGAGTATGACCATCATGCGTAGACTTGGTGACTATGTCGCATCTGAGGTTATTCAGAGACAGAGTCTTACTGATGCATACATGTGGAGAGGTTCTAAGAAGTCTCCAGTGCTTGGCTTGCTCACTCAGTTCAAGAGCTTTGCTATTAGATCTTATAACAAAAGATTTGCAAAGACTGCCCTTAGGCTATCTGAAGGGGATGCCGCAGGACAAGCCATGACTTGGCTTATCTCAGGTGCTTTAGGTACCTTGTCTACTCTTGGACAGACCTTTGCTACAGCCTCTGGTATGAACGACGAGCAGAGAGAAAGATACTTCGAAAGAGTGTTTGGTGTCTCTGATCTAAGTGATGCAGACTGGACTACAATCCTGAACGTTTGCATCAACGGCATGAGTAGGTCTAGTATTCTGGCTATGCCTTCAATGCTTGCCTCTCTTGCAGGGTTTAACACGGGTATTAAGTCCACGGCTGATCAGGGCTACATCTTAAATGAAGAAGCTGAGCATGTGGATATGAATAAGGTTCTCGCTAACATCCCTGCCGCACAAACTCTTTTTGCCCTATATAACCTTCAGGCAGACACTAGGAATCTATTCGACGCAGGTGTCTTGAACCCTGATGATTATGTAGATGGGGATCGAGAACGTTATGCTAAATCCTTTGGTAGGAGTATTAAGGCATTGACTCCGAATGCACCCTTTATTCAGCAATCTTTGATTAACTATATTACGGATCAAGAAGATAATTAACTAAATGGCTTCTACTATTGCTAACTATCAGGGCAATGGGTCTACTACAGACTTCAATGTGCCCTTTGATTATCTAGCAAAGAAGTTTGTGAAAGTCACCGTAGACTCCCGAGAGAAACTTGGGGGTGACTACGGTGACACCACTAAAGACTACTTCTTTGTAGATAAGACTACCATTAGATTCAATACAGCTCCCGCTAGTGGTACTGAAATCATTATTCGCAGATATACGTCTGCTACTGACCGTATTGTGTCCTTTAAGGACGCTTCGGTTCTAAAGGCTAAAGACCTTGATGCGTCTGCTATTCAGATTATTCATATTGCTGAAGAAGGTAGAGACATCATCAATGACGCACTCATTGTAGACAAGGAAGGCAATTGGGACGCTAGGGGACACCGCATTGTGAATGTTGGGGATCCTATTGATGACAACGATGCGGTTAGCCTTAAGTTCTACAAAGATGACGCTATGGGTGCCTATCAGGCTAAGCTAAAGGCTGAGGCCGCTAGGGATGCCGCTAAGGTCTCTGAGACTAACGCTAAGGCTTCTGAAGTTAATTCTAAGGAGTCTGAAGTCACCGCTAAGGCTTCTGCGGGTACTGCAGTATCTGCGGCTAAGCATGCTGATGCCGTCAAGACGGAGAACCAAGCAATCCTTGAAGAGGCTCGACAGATTCAAACTAATGTTGAAACCTCTGAGAGCAATGTCTATGAGAATTCCGTAATTGCTACTCAAAAGGCTGATGAAGCTAAGGTGTCTGAGAGGAACGCTAAGGAGTCTGAAGCCAACGCTATGGCGTCTGAGGTGAGTGCCTCTGATAGCGCTTCCTTGGCTAGGGATTGGGCTACCAAGACTACTGGTACTGTTGATGGCTCTGAATACTCTGCTAAATACTATGCTAATAAAGCTAAGGGCAGTGCTGATGCAAGTGCTTCTACTCTTGCAGAAGTCACGACTGAAGGTGCCAAGCAAGTAAAATCAATCACTGATACCGCAACCTCTGAAATTAGTAAAATCACTAGTGAAGGGGGAAAGCAGGTTACTAGAGTTACGACTACAGGTAACCAGCAGGTATCTGCAGTTACTGCTGAGGGTACTAAACAGGTTAACCTAGCGAAGGCTCAGGTTGCCTTGGCTACCCAAGAGGTTACTAAGGCTAAGGAGCAGGTTAGTCTCGCTACTCAACAGGCTACTCTAGCTATTACTAAGGCTACTGAGGCTGAGTCTAGCGCTACTGGTGCTTCCCAGTCTGCTACTGCGGCTGATGCCAGTGCTAAGAGTGCTAGTGCTTCTGCAGGTACTGCTACGACTCAGGCTACTAATGCGAGTAACAGTGCTAAGGCGGCTAAGCTCTCTGAGGACAATGCGGCTCTATCTAAGACTGCGGCTAGTGCTTCTGCGACTAATGCTAAGGCTTCTGAAGTTGAAGCTAAGAGACAAGCTGATCTTGCTAAGGGCTATGCCAATCAAGCCTCTAGGGGTCAGGTTAATGCTGACTGGGCTGAGACAGACACTACGTCTAAGGCGTTCATCAAGAACAAGCCTACACTTGGTACGTTGGCTAGTAAGAACAGTATTTCGTACACTGAGGTTACGGGTACTCCTGATCTCTCCGTGTATGCTCTTGGTAGCACTCTTACTGCTGAGTTAGCTAAGAAGGCTAATCTCTCGCATACGCACACTACAACTCAGATTACAGGGCTTGATACTGCTCTAGCAGGCAAGGCTCCATCTAGCCATACTCACACTACAACTCAGATTACAGGGCTTGATACTGCTCTAGCAGGCAAGGCTCCATCTAGCCATACTCACACTACGGCTCAGATTACTGGGCTTAATACAGCATTGGCAGGAAAGGCTCCGTCTAGTCATACTCACACAAGTGTCCAGATTACTGACCTTAGTAATACGCTTGCACCGTATGCTAAGACAACTGACGTTAACACTGGTCTTGCAGGCAAGGCTAACGAGTCCCACACGCATACGGTGTCTCAGATTACGGACATGCCTAAAGTCGTCCTTAGTGTGAACGATATTACACCTGATGACTCTGGTAATGTAAAGGTCGGTGCCCTCCCGCTCGGTCATCTATTCGCGTGGCCGTTCCAGACTCCGCCTGATGGTGCGATCCGGTGTAACGGCGCAACCTACAATCGTGCTCTTTACAATGACTTCTTCGCCTATGCGGCCTCTAAGGGTTGGGTAAAGACTGAAACGGAATGGCAGAGTATTGCGTCCGCTAACGGCGGTTATTGTCCGTACTACTCACAAGGTGACGGATCGACGACGTTCAGAACGCCTAAGTTCGCTCCTTTCATGCAGGTTGCTATTGCCAGTGCTAATGTTGGGAATTATTCTAAGGAAGGGTTGCCGAATATTACGAGTGTGTATTCTCCGAGAGACAATGTTGGTGCTACTAATTCTACTGGCAAAGCGTCGGGGGCTTTCTACAATAGCACTAAGGTTGGTAGTAACCTTCAAATTAGTTCGACTTCAGGTGACAATTTATATCAAATTAGGTTTGATGCCTCCAGATCCAACGCAATCTATGGTCGCTCAACTACCGTACAACCCGAGTCTCACGAGTGGATGATTTGCGTTGTCGTAGCAGGGCAGGCGACGAACCTTGGTTCTGTGGACGTATCTAACGTTATGAGTGCCGTTGCACAGGTACAGGCAGACGTTAGTGCGATTCCGACGCCGAAAGACTATGTTATTAGATCGTGGAGTAGTGGAACTGAATGGTATCGCGTATGGAATAGTGGGTTGATTGAGCAAGGTGGGCTTGTGTACCCATACGGTTCAACAGGAGCTTCTTTAGTGTTCAATTTAGCATTCTCGAATACTTATTACTGTATCATGGGCGCCTCCTTAGCGGATGGAGTAAATGATGCCGTGATTGCAATTAAGATTCACAACAAGAAAAAGACGTCATGCACTATATTAAATACGTGGGCGGGTTCAGGTAGCTCCGGCTACATGGGTAAGTCGTCCCCTGTCTCATGGTCGGCTGTTGGTTTTTAAGGAGTGAAGAAATGGTTTTTACTATCGGACAAATTTTCGAAGGCGAATATCCTCCTGAAGCGGCGATGTGGTGCAACGCTGGAGGCGTAGCGTCCATCGACGAGATAGAGCCGCAGAACGGCGTACGTCGGTTCCAGATCGTTACGGTTCACGAGCCGACCGACGAAGAGGTGGCGGAGCAAGTGAGAGCTGAGAGAGACAGAAGGATCGCAGAAACTGACTGGTACATGATGCCTGACTATCCTACTGATCCTGAGACTCTTGAGGTCGTTAAGAGCTACAGAAAGGCTCTTAGGGACATCACTCTTCAGAGTGGTTTCCCTAGAGACGTTGAGTGGCCCGTGGTGCCCAAAGTGTTCAGTGGGGACACTGAAAGAACCCCGAGCCTCGGACTGGCTAAAGTTGGGATCCCCTAAGGTTCTCATTTAGATTACTTATAGTGCCCAGAGAGGTGCACTTTAAATTACCTCTCAGAATGCTAGGCTTTTCAGTAGCTATAGCCTTAGAGCATTCTAGTTTAACCTAAGCTACTAATCTATAACTCTAGCTATATGCTAGAAAGGGTTTAATTATGGCTGAATTTGCTTCTAAGGGTGTTGCTGGTGCTGGTCTCGGTACTGGTATTGCAGGTCTTGCTCTGGGCGTTCTCAATAGCTCTAATAACGGCAATGGTCTCCTTGGTGGTCTCCTCGGTGGTGGTAATCAGAACGTAGTGTCTGCTCTTCAGGCAGAGAACAGTCAGCTGAAGGCTGAGAACTACTCTGATAAGAATGCTAAGGAAGTCTATATGTAGTCTCTTACGGATAACCGTAGGCTCCGTGATGAAACCTTTGCATACCTTAAGCCTCTGTCTGATGAAGCGGCTAACAACCGTGTTGAGCTCGCTAAACTTCAGGCGGAACTTAAGTGTTGCTGTGAAAAGCAGGAACTTCGTGAACAGATTGTTCTTGGTAAGGTTAATGAGCTTGCTCTTACGACTCAGGCTAAGTTCAGTTGCCTTGATGGCACCCTTGCTGGCATGATGGGTACCCTGAACAACATCACTAAGACCATTGTTCCTGCTTCTGCTATTTGCCCTGCGCCTATGCCTCTGCATAACTCTTGGGTTGCCCCCACGACTACGCCTACGGCATAAGGTAGTAGCTTATGAAGATCAGTTTGAGTAAGCTCTCTCAGGTGCTCCCTGAGTTCGTAGATACTCGACTGATGCCCAGTGCCCCCTCCACGATGAAGTGGATTCTTGGAGGGGGTACGTTCCTTGTCCTGCATCAGGCAGATACCCTCATCGGTAAGTATCTGCCTATGCTCAAACAGGTGGGTATCGTCGATGAAAACAACAGACTCGACATTGATGTTGCTAAGGGTTTTATCAACAGTGCCTTCGATAAGAGCGGTGCTGTTGAATACCTCGGGTTTAAGTTCGATAAGTCTGATGGTGAAGCACTAATTAATATTATGGAGAAATACAAAGATGATTGATGAAAAGTGGGAAGATAATGTTTTTATGATGGCTAAGCATAAACTTCTTGAAGCTATTGAGAAGCGTAACAAGGAGTCTTACCATACTGAGGGAGACATCCGAGCCTATAAGGATGCCCTAAAGGCTTTGTACTACCCCATTAGCATTGAGAAGAGCAAGTAATTCAGGGGTTTCAGTAGTCCTAAAGGACTTACGCAAAGTAATTACCGTAGGACTACTGAACCTATCTAACAGATTAAGTAAATGAATATACAAGTTTATTGGGATGGCAATGTAGGTGCCTGTGAGTATGAGAACCGTAAGGCATTCTTTACAACGAAACCCGACATTCCTACGGTTACCTTTGATGTCATCGTGTATAGCGAAGACAACAACGTAACCGAGAAGATTTATGCTAATATTACTAGTGAACTTACTTCTGAGGAAGTCACTGCCGTAAAGCAGTTTGCTAATGAGCAGTTCACGGTTAAGAGTAACACTAATTAAATAACTAAATACACTATGGAACTGGAAGTAATTAAGAAAGATGGTACCCACGAAGGATGGGGTTGGGATAAGATTAAAGTAGCTATCCATAAGGCCGCCCAGAGGGCTAACGCTACGTACTCTGAGTATGACATTGGTAAGATTAGGGGCTATATCGAGAGCCTTGTCTACAGCACCTATGACGAGGTGCCTACTGATAAGCTCCACTCTATTGTCATTGAAGCTCTTTGTAAGTACGCACCGAAGATCGGAGAGTCTTATAAGGAATTCAGAGACTACAAGAACACGTATGCCAAGGCTTTCGAAGCTGTTAAGAACGAGGCTGACACTGTCCTCCTTTTGGGGGACAAGGAAAACGCTAATTTCGACAGTTCCCTTGTGTCTACCAAAGGCTCCCTCATTAAGGGCTATCTGACTAAGCAACTGTACAAGCAGTTCTACCTTACTAAGGAAGAGAAAGAGGCTACTAAGGTCGGTAAGTATTACATCCATGACCTTCGAGATATGATCTTTGGTTCCATCAACTGTTGCCTCTTTGACATGGCTACTGTTCTTAAGGGTGGCTTTAGTATGTCCAATGTCACCTATACGGAGCCTACGAGTGTCCTTAGTGCCCTTCAGGTGATTGGTGACATCACCCTTGTAGCTACCGCACAGCAGTTTGGTGGATTCACTATCCCTCAGATTGACAAGACGCTCCTCCCGTATGCTAAGAAAACGTATGACCATGCGTTTAAGAAATACTTTGACCAGTGCAATATGGAGTTCGATGAAGCATGCGCGATGGCTATGCAAGAACTCAAGCGTGAGTTGGGGCAGGGCTTCCAGTCTCTTGAACTAAAGCTAAACACTGTTCCGTGTTCTCGTGGTGACTTTGCATTCACTACGCTTACGTTTGGTGAGTGGAGCAATGATCTCCCTGAGTATGACAAGGAGTTTCTTGAGGTGATTTGTGAGACCATCCTTGAGACCCGCATGAAAGGCCATGGGGGTAAACAGGTTGTGTTCCCTAAGCTCGTGTATCTCTATGATTGGGAACAACACGGCAGTGATGAGCACGCTAACGTGTTCGAGAAGGCTGTTGAATGCTCCAGCAAGTGCATGTACCCTGATTTTCTGGCTATTAACGCTCCTAATGGTACTGTGTCTGAAACCTATAGAGCATCGAATAAGCAGTGTGTGATTCACCCGATGGGCTGCAGGGCGTACCTCACTCCTTGGAAGGATCCTGAGACTAACGAGTATGTGTCCGTTGGTCGATGCAACATTGGTGCCGTGTCTCTCAACCTTCCGTTGATCTATAAGGCATCTAAGGGCGACTTCTGGAATGAACTTAGGGTGAACCTTGAACAGGTTCGAGGGTTCCTTAAGCGCCGCTATGAGATGCTCAAGCATGTCAAGGCTAGTACGAATCCTATGGCATTCTGTCAGGGAGGTTTATATAAGGGCTTCCTTAATCCTGAAGATGAAGTTGGTGAGCTTACTAAGTACATGACTGCATCTTTTGGTATCTCTGCCTTGAATGAGTTTGCTATTCTCTTTACCGGTGGTAAGGATCTTCAGACTCCTGAGGGACAGAAGGCGGCTAAGGATGTCGTTAAGTTCATCTACGATGCAGTGCAGGAGTTTAAGAAGGAAGACGGCTATCTCTATGCACTCTATGGTACCCCTGCAGAGTCCCTTTGTGGCACTCAGATGACTCAGTACCATGAGTATTGTGCAAAGAATAACCTTAAGGATGAATTTGAGGGCAAGTCCTATTTCACCAATTCCTTCCATATCCACGTGTCTGCCGACATTACTCCCTTTGAAAAGCAAGATCTTGAGTTTGAGCTTTTCCATCTTATTGAGGGAGGTCACATCCAGTATGTCCGTATTGACAACCCTGAGAATAAGCTGGCTCTCACGAGCACGATCCTTCGAGGTATGGCTCATGGGTTCTATCAGGGTGTGAACTTTGATGCGGCTTACTGTGAGGATTGTCATCAACATAGCTTTAATGTGGGCAATAAGTGCCCCTATTGTGGTTCTAGTAACCTGTCTGTCATCTCCCGTGTCTGTGGTTATTTGGGTTACTCTAACATCAACGGTAACTCCCGCATGAACGATGCAAAGATGGCTGAGATTAACGAACGAAAGAGTATGTAAAGAGAGGATATAAAATAAAATGAAGAATACTACGATTACTATGGGCAATGTCCAGTCTGTCCTTAATGACCTTCTGGTTGCCACTCACGAAAACCGAAACACCCGAGACCTCCGTAGTCTCTACATTGAGTGGATCAATGAGGAGCATAAGGAGCTTCTCGCTGAAAAGCCTAGCACTCCTAACGACATGAAGGAACTCTGTGATCTCCTTTGGGTTTGTATCCAGTATGCTAATGCTTGCAGTTATGACCTTGAAAAAGGTATGAATGAACTGGTGTCTGAATACTCCAGTAAGTTCTATGACAGTGAGGGTAATTACAACCCTCAATTTAGGGCTGACGGTAAGCTCCTAAAGGGCACTGGGTTCAAGAAAGCTAACTTTGAGCAGTTCTTTGACGAATGAACTCCCTTGATGAGGAATCGGGTAACCTAGCAGAGAACATAGCACAGGTAGCTCCTTCGTTGGCAGTATCCAGTGCTGTGATTCTCGGGTTACCCCTTAGTGATTGGGTGTACGTCATCACAATTATCTATACTTTTGTTGGTATCTGCACAATGATTAAAAAGCATTGGGTAGAACCTTGGTTAGAAAAGAGAAGAAAGGAAAAGAACAATGGACTATAAAGGACTTGAGAGCCTCCTAGGGAACATCCATGAGGAGATGCTTCAGAACATGCTTAATGACCTTAGGAACCCCGATAAGAGGTCTCCACAGCTCTACAATGCAATCATTAAGGAGCTTGAACGTAATGGTATTGACTGTGTCCCTAAGGCTGGAGACGGTGAAGAGAATGCACTCAGTAAGCTCCTGAAGGCTACTAGGGAGAACTTCGAGAATTCCTATAGGGGAGACATGAGTGTTAACTGAGAAAGAAGCTAAAGCTCTACTCCCTTACTATGAGAACTTCCCTCTCTTTACTTCTTTGGTTTGGAAGTCGATCGGTTTGCCTTCTCCTACTCCACTGCAGGTAGACATTGCAAAGCTACTCCAGAACCCCCCTAGTGACCGAATGATCCTAATGGGTTTCCGTGGTGTAGCCAAGTCATTCATTACGTGTGCATACGTTGTCTGGAGTCTCTGGAGAGATCCTCAGACTAAGATCATGGTGGTGTCTGCTAATAAAGAACGAGCAGACGCTAATGCTACGTTTATTAAGAAGATCATCAATGAATTGCCTTTTCTGAGCCACCTAAAGGCTAGAGAGGGCCAGAGAGATACTCAGAACCTTTTCGATGTTGGCCCTGCTTTGCCCGACCATTCACCTTCGGTTAAGTCTGTGGGTATTAAGGGCCAGCTAACGGGTTCCCGTGCAGACATCATCGTAGCGGATGACGTTGAGGTGCCGAGTAACTCCTTCACTCAGGTTCTTAGAGACCAGCTATTCGAGCTCGTGAAGGAGTTCGACGCTGTCCTAAAGCCCGGTGCAGATAAAAAGATCATCTATCTGGGTACCCCTCAGAACGAGATGAGCCTCTATAACGAGCTACAGGAGCGCGGATACACGGCTGTAATCTATCCCGCTAGGTACCCCTATGATGACTCTCATAGAGCATCCTATGGCGATAGATTGGCCTCTATCATTGCTGACAAGTACGACAAGGATCCTAAGCATTGGGCAGGTAAACCTACAGACCCTCTTAGGTTCTCTGAAGAGGATCTACAGAAGCGTGAACTCTCTTATCGTAAGGCAGGCTTCGCTCTGCAGTTCATGCTCGATACGACCCTCTCAGACGCTGATAAGTACCCTCTACGGCTTCGTGACCTCATCGTAGGTATGTTCCCCTTAGACGAGGCTCCAATGAAGCTCACGTGGCTTCCTGAGCCTTCTAAGAGGGTTCCAGTTGATGAGTGTCCTACGATGGGCCTTAAGGGAGACTCTTACTTCTACTATCATACATCCTCTAATGAGGTTGTGCCTTATACACATAAGATCCTATGTGTTGACCCGTCTGGACGTGGTGAACTGTCTTGCCTCGTCCTTAAATAAAACCCTTAAATTCGGTGAACGTCTCTAAGAGATAATACCGAGCCAAGCCTAATTTAGGAAGGTGTAACGACTATTATGTACCGCTAAGTGTTAGTGGGAAACAGGGGTGAAAAAGATATAGTCTGGACTTATGGGCGACCATAAGAAAGTAATTAACAACTACTAAACATAAATATGAAACTCAACAACTTTAGAACTAAAACCCGTTTGTACAAAGTGTACCACATCCATGAAAAAGGTAATAACGACCTATCAAGTGGATATGTAGGCATTACTAGAAGATCTTTGAGTTATAGACTCTCACAGCACTTCTGCTCAACGCGTCCTGTAGGAGAAATCCTTAGGAAACTTGGTAGAGAGAATGTTGAGATAACTCTTATTAAGATGCTCCCTAAAGCTGAAGCTCTTAACATGGAATATTTGTTGAGACCTGAGCTAAATATGGGTTGGAACAGAATGGCAGGTGGCAATGTCGCTACCGTTAGATGCCCCATGTGTGACAAGCCTATGCCTAAACGTAGAACGGGTACTGTATGTAGAGAGTGCTTTGATACTAGGTTTAAGAAGGGGGATATGCCCCATAACTACGGTACTGGTAAGCGTTATCTTATTACAGACCCAGATGGTAACACCTACACCCCAGAATCTCTTGTGGAGTTCTGTAGGGAACATGAGCTTACACCTCAGAACCTTCGTAAGGTTGCTAAGGGAACCCGTAAGCATCATAAAGGGTGGAAAGCTGTTGAAATTTCATAGAATCGAAAGACGAAACAGGTTATGCAGTCCTGTATTACCTTAATGGGTATATCTACGTAATGGAAGTAGGTGGATTTTTAGGAGGCTATTCTGATGTAGTCCTCAATAAGTTAGCTAAGGTAGCTAAGAAGTACAAAGTCAATGAAGTAGTCATTGAGGGTAACTGGGGCGACGGTATGTACCTTAAGCTCTTTGAGCCAGTCTTAAAGAAAACTTACCCTAACTGTGGATTAACTGAAGTTAAATCCTCAGGGCAAAAAGAACTCCGAATCATCGACACTCTTGAACCTGTAATCTCTAACCATAAAATGTGTGTCACGCCTGAGTGCATCAGGAATGACTACTCTACTGTACCCGAATCTGACTACAAATATGCTTGTTTCTACCAGCTCACTCGTATCACTGTTGATAGGGGTGCCCTTATTCATGATGACCGTCTCGATGCTCTGGCAATCGGAGTTAAATACCTTGTGGACTTCATGGGCGTAGATGCTGATGAAGGTATTAAAGAACTAACCGAAGAATGGCTAGAGGAGTCTATGGAATCCCTGTATGGATTCTATACGTCCAATATCGGGGGTGTGATGGTTACTGAAGATAAACACAGCCCTAAAGACACCTCTAAGGGTGTAGACAGATATAAGGATACAGGCTACACGTTCAAGAAGTGATTCCTGAAATATGCTTTATTAGTATTGAACACTTGTTCAGTAAATAATAAAGACAATGTAATATAGAAAACAGGCTGTTTCAGAATAT